TTGAATCAAATAAGTTAATCTTTGATGCCTTTGCCAAAACAACTGAGGAGTCAGCTAAAAACTTAAAAGATGTTTACGATTACATACGTCGTATGCCTGTTGATATGAAATCTGTTTTAATGATTTCACAAAAAGTGCAAACGCATGGATTGCAGGAGTTAGGCTTAATGGAGGTTGTCGAAACCATAGGTAATTTAACCCCCGCATTTGGAAGAGATCCTAGAAGGATACAGGATTTATTAAAGGCGATATCGGATATTTACTCTGCAGGAAAGTTGATGGGAAGTGAGGTTAGGCAGTTACTTAACGTAAGCCTTCCTATTTTGGCAGAAATGAGAAAAAACCTTGGTGATGGGTATGTAGAAAATTTCAAGAAAATGATGCAACGTGGGGAAATTACCTTCGAGCTGTTTTGGAGTGAATTTAAAAAACTGGCTGGCCCAGGGTCTAAATACGAAGCCTTATTATTAGACAAGTTAGAAACTTTTGCAGGTTTAAGAATACTTTTAATGAATAGAATAAAATTATTACTAGGCGAGGCCTCAAAAGAATTGTTACCTAACTTTAAAAGGATAACCAAGGAGTTGCTGGCTTTTGTTGAGGCCAATGAATCGCTAATAAAAAGCAATGTCGTTTCATATATGAAAGCTTTTGGAAAGATCTTCATGGATATAAAGCTTGGCCTTCAAGCGGTTAATACAGCTTTAAGTCCAGCTGTTTTGCTTATGGGAGGTTGGGGGGAAGTAATTCGGAAAGCCTATCAAGCATTATTGATATTTCTTGGGTATAAAGGCTTAAAGGGTTTAGGAAAAGTGGGTGTTAAAGTATATGGCACGCTTAAAAGTATAGCTAGAATAGTAAGGGTAGTGGCAAAGGTATTTAGGATGCGTGGTGCAATTTCTGCATTTAGGCTATTAGCTACACTTTTAACAGCGGTTAGTGCAAAATTCGTATTAATTGGGGCTGCAATTACAGGCATTATGTTAGTGATAGAAGATATTGTTCATTTTTTTAAAGGCAATGATTCTGCTATTGGAAGATTTTGGAATCGCTTTACGGGCGATGCAAAGCAAGGGGAGAAAAAATCATGGTATCAGACAATTAGGGATGATACTAGACAGAAACTTATGCAAGCTTATCCGAATTACAAGCCTATGGGATCTCAATCTAATGTTAAAATTAATGAGGTGAATATTACTGTTCCAGAAAATACCCCAACTAAAGAAATGCCAGCAATTATATCTCAAGGCTTTAAAGAGGCAATAAATGGAATGATGAAACAATCTGTAAATAATAATACGACAACGGTATTGGCTTAATGTAGTATATAAGTATGGCTTTATCACAATTAAGTAATTTAGGAAAAAAGATTATTGAAGGCCCAGAAAGAGTTGCTATATTAAATAATTCTGGTATTGAAATAATTCAGTTTGACGCAACCCCCTCAATAAGACATTCAAAATCAAATCAGATATCATCTTACCCAATTGAAAGTGGGGCTATGATATCGGATCATATTACAAGAGAGAATAATACAATTGATCTTGATTGCGTTATTTCTAATGCAAATCAAAATGCACTTAAACGAAAGATTGATAACAGTTTAATAGGGGCAGCCAATGCTTTTTTAGGCACTAATTTAATACCAACGATAGCACCTTCGATACTTGGTTTACTTGAAAACACAACCGACAAGAGAAATACTTCTTATAAGGTTTTAGAGGGCATTAGGCTTTCAAATGAGCTATATAAACTTAGAACAGGGCTAGAAATATATGATAATTTAATACTTAAAACTATAAATTATCAAGAATCAGTGGCGTTTGGTGGGGCATTGAGTTTTACCGTATCATTTGAACAATTAAAAATTGTGCAAACACAAAGCGTGGATGCTTTAACTATAGTAGAAAAAGTAAATAGCACAGCAAGTAAAGAAGTAAATAAAGGCGATAATGATACAAAGGTGCCAGACGAAAACGTATCAAGGGTTACGCAATCAAGATTCGCTGCTTTTTTAGATAAGGTATTTTAGGGAAATATATTATGGCAATTTTAGAAATTCCAATTGAATTAACAAATAAAAAATTTAGACAGATAACAGTTCTTGATAATATTTCATATATCTTTTCTTTTAGCTACAACACTCGATTTTCAAAGTGGATAATGGAGATACTTAACGCAGAGAACCAAGTTATTTTGTCAGGTATTCCTTTATATAGTGACAGATTGCTATTAAAAAATTACAAGTACCTAAGTGTTCCTCAAGGCGATTTACTTTGCGTTGACACAGAATCTTTGAATGAAGATCCAAATAAAGAAGATTTTGGAGCAAGGTTTAAATTAGTTTATATTGAGCCAGAATGACATATCAATTTATTAGGGCTTACGAGTTATTAATTATTTCTGATAATGAAATTTTTAATATAAATAAAAATAGATTATCTTTTGATATTACCAAAACCGAAACTGGAAGTGATCCTAACAATGCGGTATTAAAAATTTATAATTTATCAAGGGAAACATCACGCAAATTTGAAGGTAAAAACATATCCGTTATATTAAAGTGTGGTTACAGTTTAGTAAGCCAGCAAGCCCCTACAGACATTATTTTTAAAGGGGATGTAATTGATTACTCTTCATATAAACAAGGTGAGGATTTTATTACTAGAGTTGAATGTGGTGACACTGCGAAGCAATCAAAAGAAACTCAGGTTAATACAAGTTTTTCCCAAAATTCAAAAACTAAAAAACAAACCCTTAAATTTTTAATTGATTTAATGAATTTGCCAATCGATAAAGAGTCAATTGATTTAATGCCAGAATCAAAAAAAAACATATCGTCCAACCTTGTTTTGTCAGGTAGGGTGATTGATTCTATTGATTCCTTAGTTAAATCAGAAGGGCTATCTTGGACAATCCAAAATAATAAATTTATTCTTTATGATTCCAAAAAAAAACAAGATGAGTCTAAGTCTGTATATCTTTTAAATACTGATACAGGTTTAATTACGCTTAAAAGAAAAATAGACTTTAATATTGATTTTACCGCTTTAATTATCCCAACTATTGAACCAACAAAACTAATTCGTGTTCAAAGTGAATTGAATGATATAGATAATTTTTATACGATTAATAGAGTTGATTTTGATGGAGATAGTTACGAAGGACAATGGACAATGACATGTGAGGCAAAATTAAATGGAGCAAAATAAAACCCCAACATTTGCGGATGCAGTTAATCATTTTATTGATTTAAAATTACTTAATATTCATACATCTATACCTGCAATTGTAGAAGCCTTTAACCCACAAAAGAAAACAGTTGACGTTCTACCAGCGATTAAAAAGAAATTAATTACTGGGGAAGATATCGATATCGTTAGAATAAACAATGTCCCAGTAGCATATTATCAATCAGATGATTTCATATTTAGCTTCCCTTTAAAAAAAGGTGATTCAGTGCAATTAATATTTAATGAACGATCGATTGATAATTGGAGAAAGCAGGGTGGTGTTGTTTCCTCTAATGATATTAGAAAGTTTGATTACAGTGATGCAGTTGCCTACCCTTGTTTAAAGCATGATGGGGCAGGATTGCCAGCGGATGGGCAAAATGCATTAATCCAAAATGGTGATTCTAAAATTAAATTATCAGATGGCAAGTTATCTTTGCAGGGAAGTAGTGATGAATTAATTGATTTGTGCCAGCAGTTGGCTACAGCTTGTAGTCAGATTATTACAAATACGCAAATTGGCCCACAACCCCCAGTTAATGCAGTCTCATTTACGCAACTAGCCACCAAGTTTGGAAATATAAAATTATAGGAGGAATTTATGGCTTTAAACCCAAGCGGATTAGGAAATGAAATAAACGCAGCAATTGATACTGTCTTACAGGATATTGCCAACAACCCAGCTGGTCAGCCAATGACATCGGCACAACAACAAGCAATGGCATCAGCGTATGCAGGAGCCATTATTGACCACATTAAAAACAATGCACAAGTAACAGGGTCATCCCCATCAGGACCGATTACAGGGACAATACTATAATGGACATAAGATTATTAAACAATGATATCTCAATTGAAAATAATGACCTTGTTTTAATTCAGGGCGCAGAAGAAACATCTCAAAACTTATCGGTTAATTTAAGGACTTTTTTAGGCGAATGGTTTTTAAATACTTCGATTGGTGTTCCTTGGTTTCAAGAAATACTAATTAAGGGAAATTCAACACAGCAAATTGAGTCTATTATTTTAAATCAAATTTTAAGTACGAATGGCGTTAGAAATGTAAGTGAGTTTTCTATTGAGCTAGATAATTCAACTAGGGAGCTAACCGTCAATGCAACAGTTCAAAGCGAGGATGGGGATATCATTTTAAATGATTTGATTGTCCCTTAAATATGGTATATTAATATTATGGCATACGGAGTAACCCCAGAGGGTTTTAAATTAAAAACATTAGCAGATATTAAAAATGAAAAAGAAGCTGCGTTAAAAAGCAGTTTGGGTGCGTCAATAAACCTAAGTGAAAATTCTATACTTGGACAATTGGTGGGCGTAAATAGCGAATCAGAATCTGATCTTTGGGAACAGCTCCAAAGTGTTTATAATTCATTTGTACCAGAATTATCTGGTGGTGTTTCTCAGGATAATATTTCTTCAATTAATAATATTGTTAGACTGAGGGCATTACCATCTACTGTTACAGCAACAATTACTGGCACGGCATTAACTAATGTTAGTTCAGGATTTCAGGTGTCTGTTCAGGGAAATTCCAGTTCTGTTTTTCAGACATTAGAGGATACCCAAATAGAAGCTGGTGGCACAGTTGATGTTTTAATGGAAGCAATTGAAACTGGCCCAACAATAGCATTAGCTGGAACATTAACGGAAATAGTAACGCCA